GCGTGGCCTGCTTGTTCTGCGGAGCCGGGGCTTGCTTGGCTTGCGTAGGCTTCAGCAGTCCGCGGACCTTGGCGTCCTCGTCTGAGAGCAGCAGGGTCGTCGTGTATCCGCTATCGGTTGTCACTTCGTACTTCTTCAGTCCCGCCACGGGACCACCTCCTTCAAGGAAATTTGGCCCAGACGTCGGCCCCGATGCTGAGGGTCAGGGGCCGACGCCGGATCTGATGTGGTCCGCTTACGCTGCGACGTCGGTGGAGACGAACGCGGTCGGGCGGGTGACGCCGAACGCGACACGTTCCTCGGCCAAGATGGCGACCAAGTTCCTAATGAAGAAGTCCGCGTGGGAATCCGTGATGCTGATGGAGGTCTGCTCGCGGTCCCAGAGGACAGCCTTCGAGAAGTCGCCGACAATTCCTGTGCCGGCGGCGACGCCTTCGGTTTCGAGGATCGGCACACCCCAAAGGGTCCGGGGGCCGAGCGCGAACGGTCCTGCACCGAGGAACTGACCGGTCCCAGCACCCTCGCGGGCGAGGTCGATCGTTTCGACATCGACCGGGTTGAGGGCGATCGCGTTGGGCACGACGCGTCCCACGGTGCGGGCCTTGGTGATGGCTTTACGGACAGTCGTGAAAATGTCCGTGGTCCACGCCTGCGTCTGGATGCCTGAGGTGGCGAGGATGCCGGTCAGGTTTTCCCCGGTGCCGTTGCCGTTGAGGATCTGATCCTCTTCCTCTTCGGCAATGTCAGCACGGAGCTCGTCGTTGATGAGACCCTCGAGCTGGGCGGCGTCGGCAAGGGCCCGCTTCGTGGCGGGAACCCACTCTGCAATGGTCTTGACCGTTGCCGTCTTACGCTCGAACGCCCAGGCGCCTTCCGGCTTGTACCCGCCGCCTGCGGCCAGGACCAGAGCGCCGGCGGCTTCAGGAGCAGTCGGTGCGGCGGAGCTTGTTGCTTCCGCGACAGGTGCGGCGTTGTTGGTGTGAGACACCTGGCGGACATACTCGACAGTGTCCGATCCGGTGCGGCGCACGGAGATGACGTCGCGGATCGTCAGCGGCCGGCGGCCGAGCATCTCAATGATGCCGGTCTGCTCGGGTGTGACGAACGCGCCTGCCGAGGTGTCGTCACCGCCGATGAACAGTCCCTTGACGGGGATAGGATCGGTCGAGAACGAGGACCGCTCCGGGATGCGGCCGCCCTTGTACGGCGCCATCGCTGCCTTGAAAGCGTCGGAGGTCACGACCTCCAGGCCAAGGTTCTTTACCCGGCGAAGAGCAGAAGAGGCGTCCTTCTGCGCGTCGATGTCGTCGGCGGCCGGGCCACCGATTTCTTCGGCGAGGGCCTTCGCGCCGGCGAGGATCTCCTCGTCAGCCTTCGCGGTCTTGATCTGCTCGAGGAGATCACGGCCCTTGGCCATCGCCTCGTCGTAACCGTGGCGTTCGGTGTCGGTCAGGGACCGGCCCTCGGCGTCGGCCTTCTCCGCGATGTCGCGTGCGGTCTTGGCAGCCGCCCGAGCCGCTTCCTGCAGCATCTTCAGCTTGCTCATGCTTCAGCCCTTTCGTGGCATGAAAAAAGCCCCGGACATTCCAGGGCTCATATTTCTTTCGGGTGGGTTAGACGCTGACTTCGATTTGGAGGTCCAGCGCCTCTGCCAGAGTCCGTGCGGACGGCTCCACCGGACGCGCCGACTTGGCCTGATCAGGCTCCTCGTCATTGCTCTGCGGTGTACCGCTGGCCTTCTCCTGGTCGTTCGCCTCAGCTATGGAGCTGAGGACAGTCTTGATGTCCTGCGCGGCGCCGCTGATTTTGTCTGCGGCCTCCTTCAAAGCAGCTTCGTTCTTCGCGCTGATCGCACGGCCCGCCTTCACGTCCAACGCGATAGCATCGGCGAGCGCCTTCACGGCGACGACGGACGTGTCCTGGTTCGCGCCGATAGGCACAAAGCTGAACTCGTACCGCTTGAGCTTGCGCAGCTCGTTGGCTTTCCGCCCGTCCTCCAGTTCAACGGGCCCCTCTTCGAGCACGTCGTAGGCGAAGGACAGTTGGTTCAGTCGCCGGCCCTTGACGAGGCGATAGACCTGCAGGCCCTTGGGGGACTCGAGGTCAAACTCGCCCTTAACCCACCAGCCATGCTCGTCCTCGCCTTCCTCCAGCGCTCCGGCAACGAAGTAGTCAGGGTCATCCATCCGGTGCCCGTATAGTCCCGGCAGCACGTTTCCGGCGTCTTTCCAAGCCTGAATGTCATCCAGGAACGCGCCCTTGGCAACGATGTCGCCGTAGGAGTCAGGCTCTTTGATGAACGTGGACGGATAGACGATGAACTGGCCCTCTTCAAGCCCATCTTCAGGGCCGGCCTTCACCCGGCCAAGGGGCACATTCTTTACATGCATGATGTTCCTTCCATTGGTCAGGTGATAATCACGACGGAGCACTGGCAATTGGCGACCTCGTCGACGTCGCCGTTGAAGGATCCGGGCCACTTCATCCCATTGCTGAAGTCGTCATCGATGGGGACTTCCTCGCCGTTAACGGCCGAGTGGGACGACCGAGGGTTACCGGAGTTCACCTGCCAGCGCTTCGTAGCCGTCGGCTTTGTCTGCCTAGCCGCTTCAACCATCCCGAAACCGACGTAGGTTGCGGCCGCCGTCATTCCTGACTGCTCGGCGCGGGACGACTCCGCGACGTCGAAGACGTGAGCCGGGGCCTCCGGATCGTCATCCTCGAACGCTGCCTCCAGCGCTGACAACGTGGCGGCGTTGACCTGGCGTGCGATCCGCCCGGCAACGGTCTTTAGGAACTCCCTGGTGCGCTCCACGCTGTACTTGTCCGGGTCTACGCCCATCCCTGCGAGCGCCGTCAGCGCCGAAGCCTTCGTGACGTTCAGGGATTCCTCGAGCAGATCATCCCGAAGCTCACGGTCCCAACGTGCAGCGTCCCACCAGCCCGGGTCCTTCTTCGCTGACAGGACAGAGCGGCGCTGCCTGGCGAAGAACTTAGCGAACACCTTGGCCATGGCCTTCTGGTGATCTTCCGGGATTTCCTCCGGAGCCTTGATCTCGAACTCCGTGGACTTCACCCATCGCCTCGCGGCGGCCGCCAGGTTCTGGGCTCCTGAGTCCGAGGGCGAAGCCTGCCCGCCCGTGATGACGTTCAACGGGACAATCAGCTCGTCACCGCCCTCGATGGCCGGCATGTTCCGCATAGCGCGGGCTTCGTTCCGTGTCATCCACGGGCCACCAGTCGCGGTCTGCAACTGGGCTGCTTGCTCCTCGAAACTTCCCCGAAGCTTCTCCTCGAGGTTGAACTCTAGGTACAGGTCTTGGGTGTTCGGGAAGTCTTCGAACAGTTGCAGCATGAGCTCCTGCTGGATGCGCTGCAGCCATGGGCCAAGCGTGTCCTGGTACAGGTGCTTGTGCTGTTCCTTGACGTTGGAGAACGTGGCATGGTCGAGGATGCCGACCATGGGCGGCGGGATGAAATAGGCTGCAGCTGCTTCCTCGCGTGTCAGCTTTCGGGACTCGATGTACTGAAGATCCCGTGCGGACTGGGCCGCCGGAACGAACTTCATCCCGTCCTCGAGGATCGGCGTGCCATACGCGTCCGAACCGCCGCCGCCGTACTGGCCGCGCCAGCCGGACCGGAACCGCTCCCTGGCTTTGTCTGACCACTCCGGGGCGTCACGCGGGCGCTCGATGTAGCCGTTCACACGAGCACCGTTACGGAAAGCCTGGGACCGCTGACGCGCCGCCTCATACTCCTCGGCGAGGATTGCCCGCAGAGACTCAATCGGGGACACCCCGCCGATGTCACCCCTCGGGGAGTAGCCGAGGATGTAGAAGCAGTCAGCCGCGGGAATGACCTTTTTGCCCTTGTCGCCGCGGATCTCGAAGGCCTCAGGGAACATCCAGTCCGCGCCGACCGGCGAGAACATCGTGGGTGCGATCCGGATCAGACCGCCCGTCGTGCCGTCCTGCAGTCTTACCTTCACGGAGAGGTGCCGTTCGAAGATCCCGACGTCGCGAACCAGTGCGTCGAAGAACGTGTAGCGCGTAACTCGCGGATGAGGGCGAGATATGAGGCGCGCTACCGGGTGATCTGTGACGCGCCTACGGTCGCTCTCGCCCTGGCGCTCGAACAGGTGCAACCCCAACGAAGCAATGTTCCGGCCGAGGAAATTGATGACCGTTTGAACGCTGCCGTGTGACTCCCAGATCTTCGAGTAATCCGCGGTGTAATCACTGGTTATAGCCAAGCGGGTCCGGACGTCCACGTTCGGGCGGGACAACGCTGCCAGCTGGCCTTGTGAGACGACGAACGCCATGGGTCACCGCCCCTTCAAAGTAGCTGGATGAAATCGATGTTCGGCCGTTCAATGACGGCCTGCCCGTCAATTGGGACCGGGCTGTCGCTGCCTTCGTGCAGCTGCGCCTCCGCGATGAACAGCAGCGGCCCCGACTGGCGAACCAGCAAGCCTTGCACCGCCTGACCGGAGCGGAGATTCACGACCACCCGACGAGCCTTCACCAGCCGCCACGGATGCGTGTGCCATGAAAGGAACCCGGCGAGCGCGCCCAGCGGGAACAGCAACAGCAGCGCTATCCACTCCATATGGGGTGTCCTCCTACACGACCATCAGGTCTTCGTCTTCGTACGCCGATTCGGTAGGAGCAGAAGCTACGCCCGCGTGCCATGCGGCCAGCGACGCCGCTTCGAGCGGGGAAATGTCAGTTTCAGACATCTTCCGGCCAAGCGCGTACCGCTCACCGACCGGTCGCTTCATGGCGCCGGCCGCAGCCTCATCGAGCTCCTTGGCCTCCACATGGAGGAACTGGCCGTCACGAACCTTCGTTTCCAGATTCGCGAACGCGTCCAGGACGTCACCCGTTGAAGCGATATGCAATCGGACCCCGGAATTTTGCAGCTCAGGGATGAGGAACGCGCCGGGGCCCTTTCCGTCGATGACAACATCCACGCCGTACTGGGCCTGCAGCTCGACGCAGCGATCCACCACGCCCCTCATGCCCGGGCCATGATGCAGCGGCTTCACCCATACGTCGGGGTCGTCGGCCGCGGCGGCAACGATGGCAGAGTGGGTGAGGTCGATGGACACGGCTACGGCCAGCGCGGACACTCCAAGATCGATCGGGCGGGCAGGCCGCTTGCCGGCCTCCCACTTCCCGACGCCGAACAGGTCTGTAGCCGTCGGGTCATCCCACCAGCCGAGCCGCTCCCTGGCGAACTCCGCCGGTGGCATACCTTCCCGCTCGGCCCGGACGTACTCCTCGGTCAAGCTGGTCCCGTTGCTGCGCATACGGCCTAAGAGCGGGTTACCCTGCTTCCAGTTCTCCACCACATCCAGCTGGCAGCCCTCGCTGCCGGGCTCGTGGTCGCACTTCTCGTTCTCACAGGCCAGCTTCGGTGCGCACCACTCGCAATAGAACAGCCGCGGGGACCGCCCAGACCGGCCACGATCCCTGACTTTACGCAACACGCCGGATTCGTGCCGGCCAGCCGAAGACCCATAAACGATCTGTGGATCCGGCACAACCGACAGCGTCGGCATCAGTGCGCCCATATGGTCCGGCTGCAGTGCGAACGCCTCATCCAGCACGATCTTGTCACCGGTAAGACCACGGCCACCGGACTTCGTCCGCGCCTTGAACTTCAACCGCTGCCCAGTCCTCAGCTCAATAGCCTCAGAACCAGCCGCACGGTGAACCCGCTTGATCCGCCTGGACAACGCAGCACAGCCGCCGATCAGGATCTCCATATCCCGGAACGCTTCCTGCGCCGTGGAGAACTCGTGCGCGGACCAGACCACAAGGTTCTGATCCGTGATGAACAGCCAGCCCAGCGCCGCTAGCTTGAACAGTCCCGTCTTCAGGTTCTGCCGGGCGCAGATCACGCAAATCTCGAACGAGCACGACTTGCCGCGCTTGTCCACGGCGAACATGTGGTCCAACGCCAGGCTCTGCTCAGGGTCCGGGCCGAAGCCCACCATATCCCCAAGGTCAGCGACCTCGGGCCCGAACGTCGTATGCCACTCCGGGCCCGTCAGGTGGGCGGGCTCAACCAACAATTCCGAGCTTGCGGTCACGGCGGTTCCTCAATTCATCAACCGGGTCCGCCGCGACATTCGCTCCTGCGGTTGCAGCCTCCAAAGCAAGCTCCAACTGCTTCACGACAGATGCGACAGCGGAGCCAGTGTCCACGGTGGTAGCGTCCAGCCGACGAGCAAGAACCAAAGCGGCCTGCCCCATCACACTGTTCAACCGGCCCGCGTCAGTGAGTGTCTTGATTGCGGCAGCCTCCACCGACCCGATGTTTCCGGCCGGCTCCTCCGCCTTAGCCTTG